GCTGATTTATTAACAAGATTGGCGGGGGCTTATTGGCCGGTATCTTTAATTCCTGGAGATTATTTTACCGATAACACAAGAAATGGACAAACACAACAAACATCAACAGCATTAAATGTTGTTAATCAATTAACGGGGGGGTTTTTAGGGCCAATATTAAATAGTAAAAGAAATCCTTCTGAGATATTCTTGGCAAACACAGGAAATGGTCAAAGGTCTGTTTTATTTAGAAATATTAATTATAATCGATATCAACCAAATTACGATAAAAATTATGGCGGTTTATTGGGTGTTGGTCAAGCAATTGTTAGTTTAATAAACCCATTTAATGGAACTTTAGTGGGTGGTTATTATGTTGGTAGTAGAAGTGCGGAACCTTCATCAATAACATCACCCCCAAATCAAGTTCCTGTTAATGCTTTTGGACAACAAGAGGATGTTCCGGTATATGGACCATCAGAATTAGGTATTTTATATGAGGGTAATCAAGATACTCTTAAATTTGGACTTGCAGCAAAACCATTAAGTGATGGTGGAGGTATTGACGGTCAATTTGTTTGGACATCACCAAAATATAAATCAAATGCTGGTTTTCACGCAACTCCGGGAGGTGGTTCAGGTTCATTAGATGGTGAGTTTAATTTAATTAGTAGTAATTATACTCGTGATGAATCAACTAATTTTGTGTTTAAATCAACATCTATTTTAGATGAAACTCAAAGATTAGTTAATTCTGCTGATAACGTTCAAGGTATTTCAAGATTAAAACACGTTGGTAACGCTATCAATCAAGTTAGTAAAGTATTCCACGATGGGTATAAAGAAATGACTAAAGGTTCTCAAGTTGTGTCTTATACAGACCAAACAACGGGAGGTGAAGCTGGTATTGAATATTGTAGAGTTTTTACAAAAGATACACCATATTACACTTATAATGATTTACAAAAAGTTGATGGTATCACAACAAGTGGAAGACAATTTGCCGGTTCGGTATTAGACAACACATTCAATTTAAATATTTCACCAACAAGAAATCCGGGTTCAACAAATATAATTGCTGATGGACCTAACGGTATTGGGGGTTATGCTAAAAAATATATGTTCTCAATTGAGAATTTGGCTTGGAGAACATCAAGTAAACAGGGTTATACTTATGATGAATTACCTGTTTGTGAAAAAGGACCAAATGGGGGTAGAGTTATGTGGTTTCCACCATATGATATTAAATTTAATGATAATAGTACAGCTAACTGGACACCAACATCATTTTTAGGAAGACCGGAACCAATATATACATATAAAGATTCTAATAGAACGGGAACTTTAAGTTGGAAAATAATTGTAGACCATCCATCTGTTATGAATGTTCTTGTTGAAAAACAATTAAAAGGTCAAAATAAAGAAAGAATCAATTCTATTATTGATTCATTTTTTGCTGGTTGTGTTAAGTATGATATATATGAATTGGCTAAAAAGTTTAATACGGTACCAACTAAAGATTTATATACTTATCAACAGATATTAAATGACCCTAATTTAGATAAAAATACCGCAAAAGAAGTATTCAACAGTAATGGTTCTGTGGGTACAGTAACTAATAGTAGTACAGCTGGTAATTCTATTCCAAAAACAAATACTGACACATCAGTTGCTCACTTATTGGATGGTTATAAGAATTTAGGGTTTTATTTTGATAATGATATTCCGGGACCAAACACTAAAAAAAACCCAATTCCTAATTCAACATATAAAGCTGATTATGATAACTACACAAACAGTGTGAATCAAGACCTATATGTTGATATATCAAGTAAAACTTTTGCAATAGTTAGTACTAATAGAAATGTTAAATCTTTTTTTGATAATGTGGTTATAGATAATTTTAATAAAATTAATAATAGTTTTATTGAGGATGCTTTTAAAATTTTGAGTGAAAATAAAGGTGTTATTAAAATTTCTTTAGCTAGTTCTGCATCAGCACCGGCACAGGATGATTATAATGTTACATTATCTGTTAGAAGAAAAAATTCAGTTATTGAATATTTTAAAAATACTAAATTGGCGAAATTTATTACAGAATCTAAAACATTAATTTTTGAAGGGAATACTGACAACGGTGAAATTGAAACAATTTCATTTCCACAAACCTCAAATGGGGTTTTTGGTTCCTCAGTTGATTGCCATCAAGATATTATGTCTCAATCAAATACAGCTGCGTCTAATAAACAGGCTCAAGTTTATTCAGTTGCTGCAATGGCTTGTAGAAGAGTTATTTTTAAAGATATAAAAGTTACGGATATTCCTTCAGATAAACCAGTTGAACCTATAATAAAGGATGAAATCAAACCAACGATATCTGAGCCAATAAAACCAAAAGCAAAAACTACTAGAACAGAAAAAACAATAAAAGAAGGTATTAGTAAATTAATATTAAGAAGATTACTATCTGAATGTGATTATTTTGATGTTATTAAGAAAGAAGTACCAATGTTATATGATTCTATACAGGAAAAAATCAAATATTTTAACCCTGCGTTTCACTCTATGACACCTGAAGGATTAAACTCTCGTTTGACGTTTTTAAATCAATGTGTTCGACCTGGTGAATCAATTCCTGTTATTGGGGATAAAGGTCAGATAGTAGCTAATGATGCGTTAAACACCTCATTTGGAGCACCACCTGTTTTAGTTTTAAGAATTGGGGATTTTTATAATGGTAAAATTATACCAAGGTCAATTGGTTTTTCATATGAACCTTTGGTTTTTGATATGAATCCTGAGGGTATTGGAATCCAACCAATGATTGCAAATGTTACGATGCAATTTGATATGATTGGTGGAATGGGATTAGAAAAACCGGTAGAAGAGTTACAAAACGCTTTATCGTTCAATTATTATGCTAATACTGAAATTTACGATGAAAGAGCAAAATGGACGGATGATAGTTGGAAAAAGTTAGATAAAGAATATTTCCAATCTTTAATTGATGAACAACCAACATTAACTGTTGCTCAAGTTGATAATCAACAAACAAATACTGCTGGAGAAACTATTGGACAAATACAAACAACTGTTAATGGTGTTAGTGGTCAAACTGGTGATATAACCTACATGAAAATTATGGATACTTTATTAGATGTAACTAAAGAGTATTATACTAATATTGTTAATCAAGGTGAGAGTATGACTAAATCATATAATAATGGTATTTGGCAATTAATTTCAAAAGAAAGACAATATACTGATGGTATATCTAATTTTAATATTGATAATTTACCACCATCTTTTACTGTAAATATTTTTGGTAAATCTGTTTTTGAGAGTAGAATTGATGAATTATTTAATAAAACAATTGAAGATGTTGATAATAATAGTAATTTCATAATTTTAGGATTAATTGCGGAAAACTTTAATGATGCAACACTTAGAAGTGTTAAAACAAATTTAAAAACATATTTAACTAATTATAAAACTGATTTTAGTTTAGGTGTTAGTACTATTGTTAGTAATGTCGTTCAACAACAAGTTGATATGGTTCAAGTTTTTAGAAAAATTAATTTTGTTACAACATTATCTGATGGTGTTATTATTGATTCAAAACCTAAAATATATAATATTTCCGGTACAACAGAAATTGATAAATCAAGTAAACCGATACCATTAGATACCTATGATGAATTATCAACAGATTATAAATCGGTTTCAAATAATTTAAATAAATTTAATCAATATCTTATTGATAAGAGTATTATTTATAATGGATATAACGAACCGGGAGGGTTTAATCCAACATCAACAGTTTTTGAATTAACAGATTTGCCAGGTAAAAGATTTTTTATGGTTATGTCTCAAATATTTGATAATAGTGATGATTTTAATACGTTTAAAACGTCAATAATTACTAATGATATGGATAAATCAACACCAAATTTATTAAAATCATTTAATAAAATTGTTAATAAATTTCAAGATAAAGTTAAAATAGAATTAAAGGAAGAAGAAAAGTTTTATAAAACATTTAAAAAGAGTAACGATTATAAAAATTATCTTGTGGTTGAAAACCTTTATAAAAAAGGTAAAACACGTAAATTTAATTATACGACAGAACCATCATCAAAGAATGTTGAACAAACTAAAAATTTATTTTTATTATACCAAGGTAAGAATGATGGTGATAAAATAATTTGGACTGATAAAACTCAATTTAATTAAAAATGAATAATAGACAAAATTATAATAGATATAATCAATTTTTATTAAATGGTGAACAAACTATTGTTCCTTATATTTCCGTTTCTAGTAAATCGTCGGATAAAAGATATATTTATAAAGTTGGTCAATCTAGATTGGATAAAATATCACAACAATATTATGGTACCCCAACTTTTGGTTGGTTAATTCTTGCGGGAAACCCAATTTTTGGTGGTGATGAATGGTCTATACCGGATGCTGCGATATTAACAATTCCATTTCCTTTAGTATCATCTTTACAAGAATATAAATCTCAATTAGATAATCATTTCTATTATTATGGTAGGTAACTCTGAAAATATATTGGTCGAATTCGACTACAATAACATTACAATTATTGACCCAAACAAAGTTATTGATAGTGATAATAAAGTGAAGGATAGATACGTTAAACAAGAGGATTTAGTGATGTACGCTAATCTTGAATGTAATGTCTTACCAAGAACTAAATTAGCTATTGGGGTTGCAAATAATGATTCTATTAGAACAGTTTCTATTGCAAAAATTAATTTTTTAAAGCCTGGTGGTAAAGATTATTTAGATAATTCATATACGGATGAATTAACGGGTAAAGGTGCTATAAAAGGTGATGGTGTTAATCAACCAACTTTTAAAGGGATAACTAATCCTAATAACAGTGATGATTTTTACATTAAACAAACTATTAGTTCAAACGGAAAACCGGGGGCTACGGATAATGGTTTATTGGGGATAACTTCTATTAACATTAGACAAGGGTTAGATTTTATGCCAACAATTGATATTAGGTTGGTGGATATTAAAGGTAGGGCGTTATTTGAAGCGGGTGATAATTCTCCATATGCGGCGTTTTTCAATTTACCTTACCCATTATTTCATTTAACGATAAAAGGGTATTTTGGTAAGGCGGTTAGATTAGCCTTAATGTTACAAAATTTTACTACAACATATAATGGAAACACAGGTAACTTTGATATTGATTTAAAGTTTTACACATACAAATATACTGTTTTAGCTGATGTAACGATGGGGGCTTTATTGGCGACACCACATATGTATCAATCAAGATTTAATATTAGTCAAACTAGTGGTGGTCCAAGTCCAACAACTAAAACAGATAATGTTGTCGTTGAAAGAGGTTATCAAAAAATACGAGAATTATATAGTGAGTATAAATCAAAAGGTTTAATTGCGGATGATTTCCCTGAAATTACTTTAATGCAGATGAAAGACAGAATTGATAATTTTATTAAAAATGTTCTTGATTCGTTTATTAAACAAAACTTGGACCCTTTAACTAATTTAGATACCTATGGTATTCAGTTAAGGGATTATCAAAAAGAAGTTTTTTATACTGTAAAAACTTCATGGTTTAATGAATTTATGGATACAAGTAATTATTATATCTTAAATAAATTAAATACAAAAGTTTATACATTCAAAAAAGAATTAAACGACCAAAATAAGTCTGACGCAATTTCAAAATTGAAGGGGATTATTGATAAGAATAATAAATTACTTAATGAAAACTCTACTTGTGGTACAAACGGTAGTTATGTGATTAATGGTAAAAAAACGGAATGTAAAATACCTAATGATATTACTTATGAAAAAGTATTTACAATACAAATTAAACCAACGGATATTAATTTAACCGAAACATATAAATTACAAAGAAAAAATAGTCAAGCAACTCCGGAAGATTTAAAAAAATTCCAAGCGGAATTAGAAAAGACAAATCTTTTTCATAACACATCTGTAACTCTTAAAAATGGTGCTAAACAAGCTATTTCTGAATATTTTGTATTTGAAGGAACTGGTTCATTTATCGATTTAACTGATAATATGAATAAAAACTTAAAAACCAAAAGAAATGAAATTGAAGATGAATTAACAAAGGCTTTATCGGCCTTATTGGAGAATAAGGATAATGGTATTGGTTTTGTACCAACAATTAGAAATGTGTTGGCGGTTGTTTTTGCAAATGGTGAGGCTTTTTTACGTTTATTGGATGAAGTTCATACTAAAGCTTGGGCTCAAAGAGATACTAAAATTAGAAAAGATGTTATTTTTAATAAACAAGTTGCTAATGCAAGTGCTGATAGTAAAGATTCCGGAGATGATAAAAATCAACCGGTATATCCTTGGCCTCAAGTAATAAAAGAAACTCCGGGGGAAAAAGGTCAGGAAAAATATGAATTAAGATATCCTGGTGATAGTGATATTATTGGAGAAACTAAAGGTTATTTATATGATATTTGGCCTGAAATAGAGTTTGTTGAAGAATTTATTAGTTCAATGACTCAAAAAACACCACCACCACCACCATCAACAAAATCGTCAAATTCAAAAAAAGACCCTGTAAGAGTTTCAACAAATGCTATCGAATTTCCAATTAGTAATGATGTTTATGCTAACAAAGAATTAGTAAAATATTTTTATGAAATTTATGAAAGAACATTATTAACCTCTCAATATTCTAAATTAGATAGAACTAATAATTTAACTTCGGAGACTGATAAAGTTTCAAACGTTATTAGTGAAGGTGAATCTATTAATGTGTTAAATAGTTTATCAGATAATAATGATGTGGAATTAATTAAAAATTTAAAAGAATATAATTTTACTTCAGTTAAATTTGATAGTGTGTTAAAACATATTTCAAATGAGGGCGTTTCCCAAAGTTGGCAAAATTATATAAGAGGTATTTTTAATACAGGTTATATTAAAAATGTTGTGGAAAACGCGTCTTTTGAGTTTAAATCTAAAAGTGTTGTTAATAATTCTGAGTCCCAACCATTAGTTTCTGTTAATAATGAAAAGGATATAATCGAATACATTTCAAATTCTACTACATCAAATCAATTTGATTTAACAGATACTTACCCATTTACAGATAAAACTTGGGTTAAGAATAATTTGGCTAATGGGGTTGCAACAGATGAAAAATTAGCATTTAACACAACAAAAACATTATTATATAATACTGTTAAAAAAGTTGTTACAAATTTTAGTGATACTCAATCAGAGGATGTTAAAAAACCAATAACTAATTTTGTTTATAAAAATGTAATTGCACCAATTGTTGGAAATGATTTAAGAAATTTTTATAGTAGTAGAACATATACGAAACAATTACCAACTGAAGGTGATGTTAAATATTTGAACTATAGTGGGCTTGTTAGTAGTTATCAAACAACCTCAATGTTTAATACTCCATATTTTATAAATTCAATTCAAGAGGGGGTTCAAAATGTTAAAAATGGTGTTAAATACCCATATGTTAGTTCCGCTTATTTGTTTATTAACAGTTTGCCATTATCAACCTTAAGAGAAAAATATAAAACATATACAGGTAACGACACAAATTATTCTGAAGAAAATTTAGATTATATTTTTGCGTCTATGAAAAAATTTGCGGCTTTACATAAGGTTCCGTATGCTTGGGCGTTAAAGATAGGTTCTATTTGGCATCGTTATAAAACATATGTTAATACTAATGTTGATATATTAAGTGATTCTTGGAAAGATTTTGATTATAAAAATAATTATGACCCTATTAGTGGTAAAACATCTACGGTTTATAATTTTACCATTCCGGGTCAAATATCGGCAACAACTATTGTGTTGGAAACAATAACAACAGCATCAACACTTAATGGTATAAATTACACAACAACAATTAATACCGGATTCTATCCTAAATTGATAAATGATTTTAATGTGTTTTATCAGGGGTATAATATATTCACAGATTACACCAGTGGAGGTATTCAAAGTGGTTTCACCGAAGGACTTACTTTAAATTATGTTCCTGAGGCGGTAATAGATAATACTATGGGTATTCCTACCTCATATTGTATAACTAATAGAGTTATTCCATGGTCTGTTTCTGTTACAGCAGATTATGGTCAATATGCTTATGTTATGCCATCAAATGGTAGTGTTTTTAATCAAACAAAGAATGAATGTTTTAATATATTAAGTGAATTAGTGTATGATTTAACTGGTAATACTTCTATGTATAATGGGTCGGCTAGATTATTTTGGGCGGCACCTAATTATGGTTATTTTGATAATAGTAAGGTTGTTAAACCAGACCCTATTCGATATTTAAAACAAGTGTTTAATGGGCAAAGTGCTCAAGAAAATTTCTCAATTAATGGTGAATTAATTAATTATACAGAAATTAGTGAAATGTTTTCTGTTTTTGATAGAGATGCTTTAGATAAATTTGAAAATGAGTTTTTAAATTTTACGATATCTGTTTATGATTATAAAGTTGATGAAAATTCAACAGATACGGATACAGAAAAATCGTTTAAAAATTTCCAATCATTATTGAGAAATATGATGAAAATTACAAATACAACAACAACTAATGAACAATCAGTTAGCGACATTCAATCTAAACAATTAACAAAAATATCTAATACGATTTCTCAATTTTTAAATTATGATGTTTATTTTAAATTAGGTAATCCATCGTCATTTAATAAACAATTATTTTACACCTTTTCAAATAAACATAAAGTAGAAATTGAAAATCCTATTACTTGGGATTATTATAACTATACAACACCAAACGCATTACCTAGTGGTACAACATTAAATAATTCATTAGAAACTTATCCTTTAGAGTGGAAAGCATTGGAGACCTATGTTGGATTCTCCGATATACCAGAGTTATTATATAAAGATGGTGGTTCGTATATTACAGATTTTTTTATTGATTGTAATGTGGCTTTTGATGTGTATAATATTGAAAAATTGGCACCAATAATTAAAATATATGCAACTCAAAAATTAAAAGATAAAACTTTGAATTATGATAAGTTTGTTAAATTAATGGATGTACATTTAGATAGTTTAGATTTATTTACTAATAGAATTATAAACAGTACAATGATTAAATTACAAAATAAGTTACCTAATGTTAATTTTACTCCTCAACCTAAAATTGAAACTGTTTTGGAAAGTAAACAAACTAAACTTGAATTATGGGAATCATTTAAAGCGACAAATGATAAATGGATTTCAGGTACTGATTTTAAAGAAAAAACATTATTTGAGGATGTTTTATTGATGGATAGAGCAAGTAGAGATGTGGGCGATTTAATTCTTGTGGATATTCAAAAGTTACAAGTTGATTTAACAGATATAAATGTTACCTCGACAATGCTAACATATGTTCAAACAATATTGGTTAGAAATAACTTTGTTGTTATGAATATACCATCATATGTAAATTTTTATAATGTTCAAAATGCGGTTAAAAATCCAAAACCAAAACCGGAAGGAACGTTGGAATTTGCTAATACCTTATTTGGTACATTTATGAATGTTGATTATAGAGATTCTTCTGCTAAAATGGTTTGTTTTTATGCTGGAAAACCAAGTGAACAACTCGATTTAAAAGAGAATGTTGATTATAGATATAGAAATGATGCGTTTGATTTAAGACGAGTTGATAACCCATTAGTTGAAAATCAAATAGGTAAAAATGATTGGGATAAGTCAAATAAGGTTGTTGGGTTTAATGTTGAATTTGGACCACAAAATCAATCTATATTTCAAGGGTTTAATGTTTCTCAAAACCCTGGTTTAGCTACGGCAGAATCGTTGGAAGTATTAAATCAAATGGCTAATCAATCAAATAATAGGGGTGGTGCCACTCAGAATACGTCATTGTATAACTTATATAAAAATAGAAGTTATGCTTGTACTGTAACTATGTTGGGTAACGCTATGATACAACCTACGATGTACTTTAATTTAAGACACGTACCAATGTTTAGTGGTCCTTATATGATTCAAAAAGTTAATCATTCAATAACACCAGGACATTTTGAGACAATTTTTGAAGGTATTAGACAACCTACGGCTTCTTTACCTAAGATAGATAATTATATTCAATCACTTAAGACAACATTATTACAATCAATTATTGAAAAAAATAATAAAGATAAACAAGAGAAGGAGAAAGCTCTTAAATCAGGTGTGGATACTAACATTATTAATCAAAAAAATAGTGTAATTAGTAAAAATGTAAGTCAAGATGGTACGACTCAAAGCAATAGTCAAAACTGTAAGCCTATGGAGGCAAAACAAAATAAATATGGTAAATTTACAGTTATTAATGATAAATTAAGTACTAGTGTAACATATAAAGAAGTTGTGGATTTAATATCGTTAAAAACAACAGACCAAAAACTTCGTTACGCAGTTTTTGCAAAAATGTACTTGAGTTCATCTCAAAGTGGCGTGTTACAATCGCATTCATTTAATTTTAGTGATACGGATTTAAAACAAGATTGGGGTCCATCTGTTGAATCATTTTTTACGACAAAAAAATATTATTGTAGTAATGAAAATAAACCATATATCGTCTTTACTAGTTTAACTCAAAATGTTGAATTTTTAATATCAAGATATAAAGATAGGGTTGGAAAAATTAAAAGTGTTAATTCAAAAGACATTACAAAATTTTTAATATTATATGGTGAAACTTCAATGTATGATGATTCGTTTTATACAAAAATAAATCCTACAGTTATTACAACAATTGAAAGTAATGTTCAGGATTCTATTAATATTTATAACCCAATAAGTGGAAATTATAACAAAACACCAAATTAGTAACATTTACAAATAAACAGATATTTATATATAAAAAAGATTATGGATACAAAATCATTATTAGAAAATTACTTAGGTAAAAAAACCCGTACTACCGAAAAAGATATGGGTAACGGTTCAAAACAAGTATGTGATTTAGATTCAGGTGATTGTTATACAATTAGAATGAAAGATGGTCTAATTGAAAGAGTTGATAACACTATGAGTCAAAATAGAAAAATACAAGTTGAAACTACAACAGGTGTAAAACAATTATTAAACGGATAAAATGAAAAAAATAGATAATAGAATTTTAGAGGAGATTGCTAGATATAATTCAATTAATAGTTATATTGTAGAACAAGATGCTACTTTACCACCACCTCCGGGTGAAGACCCAAATGCGTTACCACCTATGGGAGGAGCTCCAGCTCCTATGGACCCAAATATGGTAACACCATCACCTGAAGCTCCAGCAGGACCACAACCGGTTGATTTAACTACTGACCCTGATGTGGAAAAAGTTGGTGAAGGTGAAACAGGGGATAAAACAGGGGGTTCAACTGAAGAAATGGATATTACTGATTTAGTAAAATCTCAGAAAAATGTTGAACAAAAACAAGAAGAGTATTTTGATAATTTATTTCAACATTTAGATAACTTAGAATCTAAGTTAGGTGAGATGGATGGTATTATGAGTAAATTGAATGATTTAGAAGCGAAGATTGAAAAATATAGAGAAAAAACTCCTCAAGAAAAATTAGAACTTAGAACTTTAGATTCGGGACCATTCAATCAAAAATTAAGTCAATTTTTTGATGATAAAGAAGAGGACATGGAAAAATCAGGAAAAAATGAATATGTTTTAACACAAGATGATGTTGAAGATTATTCACCTGTTGAAATTAAAAAAACATTTAGAAATTTTGACGATAGTTCGTCAGGGTTTCAACAAGTTAGATAGATAAGACGGTCTTCGGACCGTTTTTATTTCACAAAACAATTTGACAAACACACCTTTAACACTTATACTTTTATAAACCTTTAAATATTTTAAACACTATGGCGACAAATTCATTAGACGCAGTTTTGGCTCAATACGAGAAAGCAAAACAAGGTAGTAATTCTTCTACTACAAAATTTACACAAGAAGAAAGAATGAAAAAATACTTCGCGGCAATCCTTCCAGATAAGGAAACTCAAGGCCAAAGAAGATTAAGAATCTTACCAACAACAGATGGTTCTTCACCATTTAAAGAAGTTTGGTACCACGAGATTCAAGTGGATGGAAAATTCCAAAAATTTTATGACCCGGGAAAAAACGACAATGAACGCTCACCTTTAACTGAGGTTTATGAAGAACTTCGTGAAACAGGAAAAGAAGAGGACAAAAAATTATCGTCAAATTATTTGGCTCGTAAATTTTACATTGTTAAAGTTATCGATAGAGATAATGAGGGGGATGGAGTTAAATTTTGGAGATTTAAATCTAACTACAAGAATGAAGGTATCTACGACAAAATCATCCCTATCTACAGAAATAAAGGTGATATTGCTGACCCTGAAAAAGGTAGAGACCTTATCTTAGAATTAACTAAGGCTAAGACTCCAAAGGGAGCTGTTTATACAGTAATTCAAACGGTTATGTATGATGATGCAGCACCAATTCACGAAGATTCAAAACTTGCTGAAAGTTGGATTAACGATGAATTAACTTGGGAAGATGTTTACTCTAAAAAACCAGTTGAGTACTTAGAATCTATTGCAAGAGGTGAAACTCCAAAATGGAATTCTGATAAAGGTGGTTATGATTATGGTAACTCTGATGAGTCTGAAGTATCGTTTGGTGGTTCTAAACCATCTGCACCAATTGACCCACAAGCGGGAGATGAAGAGGATAATGATATGCCTTTCTAATCAAATAATTTAGACATATAGTTAGGACACTAAGATATACTTGGTGTCCTACTTGTCTAAAAAAAATAACAAATTAAACTAATTAGAAATATGGCGATTAAAAAGAAAACATTCTCGTTAGAGGATATAAAGGGTAAATTCTCTACAAAAACAAAATACAAACCTGAAAGCTTCTATAACTGCGGTGAAGCTTTTATGGATGCTTGTGGTTTACCCGGACCTGTAATGGGGGGTATCAATATG